AAGAAGAAGGCTGATGAAGAGGCAAAAAAGAAGGCTGATGAAGAGGCAAAAAAGAAGGCAGACGAAGAGGCCAAAAAGAAGGCAGACGAAGAGGCCAAGAAGAAGGCAGACGAAGAGGCCAAGAAGAAGGCAGACGAAGAGGCCAAAAAGAAGGTGAACCCTCCATCCGTTGTATTTATTGTTCCATATAGAGACCGAACACAACATCAAGAATTCTTTACTAGACACATGAAAACAGTCATGGAGGATATTCCAAAGGAGGACTATAGAATCTATTATATTCACCAGACAGATACGCGCGACTTTAACAGAGGTGCTATGAAAAATATCGGGTTTTTGATGGTGAAAAACAAATATCCGAGCGATTATAAAAATATCACATTAGTGTTCAATGATGTAGATACAATGCCGTATACAAAAAATTTCTTGAACTACAAAACAAAAGTAGGCGTGGTAAAACATTTCTATGGATATAAGTTTGCGCTGGGGGGTATTGTATCCATAATGGGACAAGATTTTGAAAAAACATTAGGTTTCCCCAATTTTTGGGCATGGGGCTACGAAGACAATACATTGAAGAAACGCGTGGACAAGCACAATCTGGCTATTAGCTACGACCAGTTTTATCCAATAATGGATAAAAATATTTTACAATTAAAAGATGGGTTGAAAAAGATTGTTAACCGAACTGAATTTGAAGCATTTATGTCTAATACAGACAACACTGGTCATCATACGATAAGAAATCTTACTTATGAAATCAACGAAGAAACTGGGTTTGTCGATGTCAAAACATTTGACACAGAAAAACCAAACAATCCAAATGAAAACATCCCTTATGACCTTAGACAAGGAAACAAACCTTTTGCTGCTGGGCGACGACGCGCTGGAATGAAAATGGGATTTTAATCGCCATTATGAGATGCGACTACTAATTTGATAGCCAATCCAACTTCGTCTACCGTTTCCCAAATACCAGATATTTTGATAATATAGTGAATATTACCAACACTGGCTAAATCCGTAGATTGACGTCTCAAATCACGATATATTTTCATGCATCCCGAGTATAGCTGTTTGGACAATATGTTTGATATTTTTTTGTTGCTGTGATTTTGTCTTCTGTAATAGTCTAGAAGGTTATATTCAATGCGAACTAACTCTTGAATAACGCGTAAATTGTTTTCTTGATACGGATGAAACTGAAGAAATATCCCGTTTAGATGAGTCTTCAGTTCTATCTCTTGTAATGGCAGGTAAAAATATACACCATTCATGGTAAAAAACTGATTGGAATACAGTATTTTGGAGAATGTGCCTTCCACAATGACATTGTTTTTCTTTTCAAGTAAATAGGTGTTATGAATAGAATATTGATTTACCTTTAAAGCGATGTTCATTTATCTAATGAAGTAAATGAACATATGTTTATTATGTTTTGTTATATTTTATAATTATTCAGATGCAGGTTGATTTTCTCCTTCACCGATTGTTTTTCTTAACTCATCAAGTTGAACATTGCGGTCGTCAATTTCTTTCTGTAACTCATCAATTTCTTTATCAAGACGTGTCATTTTAGAGAAGGTAGATTCCTCCTCGTCTTCGCCCTCCGTTTCGGGGGTTTCTTCTTGCGTTTCTTCTAAATCTTCTTCCGCGTCTTCGGTATCTTCGTTGTTTTCAAGTCCCTCCCTTAAATTTTTAGTAAAATGAGAAACGATGATGAACACGTAAAACACGACCAGAAGAATCATGATAGCCCTAGGAATATTTACGGATAATTTCATAATTATATTATAACATAATACTATATATTATACTAAATGACTGAGATATTTTCTACAAATACCATCTCTGTTCTTCCATCATGGAAAGGTGAAACAATAGAACAAATTACTACATCTATTCGTAAAAATCGCCGTAGCGGAACAATAGAATCGCGTAACTTATTTATCCCACAGCCTTTGAAAATTTATCGTCGTGAAATTGCGTCAACTAATGACCGGTGTAACCCAAGGACGTCTATGTCAATTGATCTACTAAATATGCCGAATGGTTCAATAATCAATTCTCGGGCATCTGATAAAAATGGTTTAGTCAATACACTGGATATACAGCGACCGAACAATGCTACTGAAATTCCTGGCAAATGTAGTGCGGAATGTGATATTAAATCGCCTCAGTCCAACGCATTGTCTCGTGTGAGGAGCAGTGGAATGATTAAAAAGAATTACGATCCTGCGAATAACAAGTCAAAATACTACACGAATGCAAACCAATATTTGAACAGTCGCAGTAAAACGTTTCAACAAAACCAATACAACTATATTCGCGAAGGAGATTCTACACTTACGCCAGGTAGCGGATTGTCTGTAAATAATTTGTATACACCTGCTGGACAAACCAACTGTGACAAATACCAGTTAAAGGTAGATACGAGTTTCAACTACGAGTGGATATCTGCTGATAACGGACAGATTCAGTTCACAGTAGACATATCCGCGGGATATTACGATGTATCAGACATCAACACAATATTACAGAATAAGATGATAAGTAACTACCATTATTTCTTGCAGCCAGATAATTTAACCAAGACAACTTTACTGGACATTCAAATTAATAATTTAACCAAACGTGTTCAATTCACGGCAACTCCAATTGACACTACTACGAACCTTCACCGTCCTACTATTTCTACGGAGGTAGGAGATGTTGCGGTGAATTGGACTATTCCTGCGTCGCCTACTGCGCCCAAGATAATTTTGAATGCTAGTATATTAGCGACTTCGCTTGGTTTTACAAGTGGAACATACCAGACCAATCTTTCTCCGAATATCGCCAGTTACAGACTACGCTATAATGTATTACATTATAAGCCGAACAATTATCAGTTTGCTCAACAAGGTGCGGTATCCTCCAGTGATCTAATCGCACGAAGAAGATACAACACCATTACTGATGCGGCAGCATCTTACAAGTCCGCGTATGGACTGCATGTAGCGAATGCGCTCGCTTACGGAGTGCCCGCAAATGGATATACAATCAAAGACAAGGTAGGTTATCCTAACAAAAAGACACCAAGTGTTGGTAAGGATGGTGTATACAAGGAGTGTACTGATACGAATATTCGCGGTGGATAAAATTGAAAGAGAGTAATTAGTTTGATATAATGTAAAACAACTATATCAAACATGAATGCTACTGCTATTCGTAATCACACCAAGCAGTTAAACCTATTACTTGATGAGTACAATGAGCTGTGTTGTATGCGCAAAATGTTGACTATCTATTCGGGGAACTACTTGCGGGTCCCTCAAGTAGATTCATTCCACTATATGATACGAATAGGCGCAAATACGTTTGCGCCACATATAGAAAAGCACCTAGAGAATATTTCTCTGCATATACGGAAACGATTAGTATGTGGTCATGCGCATTATAATAACCTTAAATTTGTAAATAAAGACATCAAGTGTGGATTGAAACGGCACTTATTCCGCAGCAAATGTAAAAAGACAAATGTCATGTTCTTTGAGAATAAATATGTCCCTACAGACATTCAACTGTATATTTGTGGTTTTCTCAGCGCTCGCGATGCGTTCGCTATGAAATTCGCAGGCGCAACTCCGAATATATCTACATACAGAAGCACGCTAGAAAAAATGACATTGTTGCAACTACGAAACTTACCATATGTGTTTTCATACCGATGGGAGACGTATCATTCGAAAGCGTCTTGTATGATACGCGTTCTTAAATCGTCAAAAAAGAAGGATTTGATCGACAAAATTGTAAATAATATAGGTATGTTGTCCAGGCATTTCAAAGAATATGCGGTTTCAAAAGAGACGATTCACTCTATCAAGGAGGGATTCGCATGGCGGGGTGCGATAACGGATGAAGCATTAAAAGAGAAATTGTGTTGCAATATATATACACACGGGACGGTTTGTAGTATATTCTACGACTCGTGCTATATCCCAACCGAATATGCGGCTGAATATTTACGAATATTCAAAATCATCAATACGTATGCTGATGAATTGGAACAAAAAAAAATAGAAAAAGAGAAACCGAAAAGAAAAAGGCGCGTTATTAAAGAGGAAGTTGTATGATGTAATTAATCATCAAATACATTGTATTCTACGTTATGCTTCATGCACCAGTTTATACATTTGCGTAGGTTGTTTTTGATGAGATTGTTTATTTTATCTTGTTTGTGTTTGTTTTCAATTAACGAAACCGTGTAATGTATATTTTCTATTTGTTGTTGTCCAAAGATTGCGTTTAGCTCTTCTAATTTATTCAAAAAATATGAATTTACTGGAATGGTTAGAAACCGATATATATGTAGGCCTTCTTTTTTATTCGTCATTTTTTCAAACGCACGCGATAAAATCGGGAAAAACTGTTGGTTGGATGGGAATATAAACCCCTTGCATACTACGTATTTTTCCGAATTTGCGTATCTGCTGGTATGTGGCTTGACAATACTTACTTTCTCGTAAAAAGAAGATAATATATACAATAGGTCTACTGTGTGATGCATAAATGAATCAAATATTTTCAAAATGAAATTTCCACCTTGTTTCTGCATAACAAGCGCGAAAGCCATTTGCGCAAACAACAAATTAGAAATATGACTTTCTTGATTATTGAAATCACTAGAGAAATCAAACCCGCCGTCTCCAGTAACTAAGTCCATGGAGGAGCCGTATTTCTTCGCACAATAATTGAAATTTTCGGGTGATAGAATGTTCCCCGTTCCGTCTTCGCCGTTCTCAATAAATACGTTTTTATGTTGATGTAAGAAATGTTTTGTTTTTTTCCAAGCAGGGATGTTTGGGTCGTGCTTATCATCTAAGATAGTCATACCTATATAACGGTCATGGGGACATTTGCGCTGTTTACATAATGCTTCAATGAAACCGCCGGGGCCTTCTGCTAGGTGAAAACTTTGAATCGGTTTAGAATTCACCTCTAGTTTGAATATTTTCATGATTTCAATCATTTTAAAATAGGACCGTGATAGTGGATTACATGATGCAACGTATTTATTTTTATGAGGAAGGTTCGTATGTATATACTCATACGGATTCGTATATTTTTTGAATATATCCCAATCTTTTTCTATTAATCCAATATGTTTTTTGATCTCATATAAATAATCGCACTGGGATTGTGATATGACGGATGTTTGTGGTGTATGTTTTTCAATATAGTCTATATATTTGTAAGTAAAAAAATTATTTCTAGGTAATTGATAATACGTCATCAAATCAAATAATTATTCTCGCTATGTAAATAGAAGAATTATTTTTATATCATTTCATATTCGGTTAATTTTTCTCTATCACCACTTTCTTTTTATTCTTTTTCACTTTTGTGGGTTTGACCTTTGTTTCTTCCTTTTCTAACTCTTCAATTTGAACACTGATCGTCTCGGGTTCAGTTGCCACTTTGCTTGTCATATTTACATTCCTAACCTTCTTGAATACGAAATAGCGATTCATAAATGAAATACGCTTTTCTTCTGGTGTCATATAAAGTGCTTGACCAACGTCGTTTTTCATACGCGGATTTTGCGCAACATTATCTTCCATTTGTTTGAATAAATCAGAAAACATACCTGTTCCACTGGGTAAGTTCATGTGACTCGCTTCTTCATTTGAAATCACGACAAATCCGTAGTTCTCCATCTCCCTGGTAAAGAAGTCAAAGTTGACGAGGTATTCAACAAATGTTTTGTTAATGCTTTCTTGATATATGTTAATATTGTATCCTAGACTCATTTCGTCGTCTGGAAAGCCGGTTTTGCTATACATCTTGGTAATTTCGTATATTTTTCTACCATCTTTGATGATGGGCATACTTTCACCTTGTTCCTTGTTTTTCAACATATTAAATACAGTCATTCCATCATAACATGTTCCGATGAAGTGTCCATCTAACTTCGTGCATTCGGTTAGATTACGTATAAACTCGTGAATCGTCTTCTTGTTTTCAAAGAAATAATGCATCGCGAACTGACAAGAGCTGATATTAAATCCTTGTTCGGCAATACCATATTGTTTGTAGACTCCTTTGCCTAGAAGTTGTAGGTCTTTGGGTCCATTCCCAAATAACGCTTTTGTTATCTGTTTATCTTTTTCGGTTTCAAAAGCATTCCCGCTACGAATATTCACTCCACTATTGCCGCGCACAAACAATGCCTTCATTGGATTCTTATTGAATTTTTTTAATAGATTCAGGTAACGAGCACACGCACCATCAATACGATTATAAATGTTGTCGCGAGCCACGTCAATGCCAAATACAAACTTTAGCTTTGATTTTGACCATTTTGACAAATCACCTGCTTTTCCTACGGCATAGTCAATCAATGTATCTCCGCGATTTGAGACGCCGGTAATTAGAGAGCGTTTTACAACCATGTTGTGGAAGTCGCGCAAGCTCTGGGTGCTTGTCTCTTCGTTTGAACGACTATAATACACATCGTTTTCCTCTTCATATTCGGGAATGTTTTCACCGGTAGTCATCATGGTATCCGTAATCGGGTGGTGAATGGAATGCCAATTGCTATTAGCGACATGGTATGCGTTTCCATAATTCTTGAGGCCTGCTTTTAGTTCAGCAGTCTTATCGTATCTTACTCGCAGCGGCACCCATTTCCATCCATCCTTGTTCTCCTGGACATATTTGAATTCAACAATGGTGTCTTCTTCAAAATATTCACCTTCTTCGGAGATTAACACCATGTTGTCGCCTTGTTTTTTCAGAATAACGTTACACACGTGCGCATGTTCATCGTATGGATGAGTCGGAACAAATGGAACCGGTTTATATTCATCATTGCTATCTACATTGTCTGCTGATGATATGGTATCGTTGATGATATCCTGACAAGGGTTGAGATAACCATGTTTTCTCTCGTCATAACCACATCTTAACGTGAGCGTTTTGTATTGGACAATATTTGTATTTGATACTAAGTCTAATCCGTCTTGATAAATATTGGATACTTTGTCTTTTCCTGTCTCTGTTTTTTCTATGGAAACGAGAAAGTCAATCGTATTGTATTGAGGAGGTTTCCATTTGAAAGATGCGTCCCATGTCGTTTTAAATAGACTTCCAGGTTCGCTGTCTTCACTGTTAGCGCCAACTGGATAATACGCGGGGGTAAAGATTAATCCATCTGTCTCGTATTCATAGTTATCGTCTTTTACCTTAGACAGAATATAGGAACAGGCTTTGAATATAGTTAAATCCTCGCTGCTTTGGTAGAATTCCTTTACTTGGATACGAATATTAGAATGTTGTTCTTTGTTTTTGGGCTTCACCTCGCCAGTTTGTTTTGTATCCATAATAGAAATCGCCTCCAGTTCGTTGACATATGTATTCAGTAAGCTCAAACGACATTTCCCGGAAGGGTCTTCTTTATTGCGTAATGTAAATGGAAGATGTCTGACTGACTTGTTGTTAATATAGTACACATCAAATCCTGCGTAAATGTTCACCGCCTTCCTATTTTTATCGTATTTGATGAATTCGCCGTCAATAAGACTGTGAAACAAGGATGTTTTTGTTGTCTTGGAACCAGTAAAGATGATACGCATGTTTGTATCAATCATATATATTTTTCCATTTTTGTGTATATACAACATTCGCCTTTCGCCATCCGCCTTGTCAGTTACTGTATAATCTTTCAATATCGTTTTGTGCTCATTCTCGTTATCAGATTGAATAATATTTGACAGTTGTAGAGTGTAAGAACTAGGTCCTGTAAAATGCTTAGGTAAGATTCGTTTGTATTCGTATTCTTCTCCATGAATGGTCGTCATATACTCCTTGAGAACCTCGTCGTGTTCGCTGTAAGGAATGGGATATTTGGTGTCTTGAATACCGGACAATACAATACGGATTACTTTACGTAACTCGGTAAGAAGTTTTTCTGCGGTATCATATTCAGTGGAAGAACCAACCCGCGTGTTATCTATCTCCAATTCAATCTCGTAATTCTCTACGTTTGAAAAGACCTCGGCGTCTTGGACGTTGTATTGAGGGATGGGAACACGGTTGTTCGTCTTGGAACTTTTAACAATTGTCAAATCCGCGAAAATAGGATACGTCTCGTGATAGAATCTAACTCTGTTTAGTGACCGGAACATTTTTTTTGAATCTAACCATTTGGACATAATATTTCGTGCAATGTTGCTATGGATATTGAAATCTTGCTCTTCCTGGTAAGATACACGAAAGTTGAAGTCCTCCATGTCCAGTTTCTGAATGTAATTGTTCTGTTTATCGCGAGGCGTAGATTTACGTGTGAATTTGATTTTATTAAATGTATTTGATGGCATATTTATCAACTTTTGAATGTCATTCGTTTCGCAGTATTTCTGGATTAAATCAGTTCCTACTATTTCAGCACGGATATTTGACATTCTTGTTTGTCCTGTTCTGGGATCTGTATACTCGTTTTGGATGCGCAACATTTGATTTCCATTATTATTCTCAGATTTGAATCCGCACGAATACAATTGTTTAATTACATTGTCGTAATTCGTTTTTGTAATGGGTTTTCGGATACGCGGATTTGTTCCAAAACGAATCTCTAATTCGCTAGTTTGGTTATTTGTAGACAATAGAGGGTTACTTTCTAAATATAGGGCTATGATTCTATTAAATTCATCTGTCTTTTCCCGCATGTTGTTACTTGTACGTTGTTTTGTTGAATCCATAATATAGAATCTTATATAGTAAAATCATATATTATTTTCCTCTAATCAATTTTGTATAACTTACCAACGAATCGTTTCTAATATGGAATCGTATAGGTCATTCTTCTTTACTTTTTCGCTGGGTAATTTAAGTTTTTCAGCAATCTTAATCAGATCCGCTACCTTGTATGCCGACAAACTTTTTAATGCCCTGTTTAATCCCTCTAAACATACAAAATCGTTGTGTAGGTTTTCAACACAACTTGCGGTAATTGGCTCCGTTTGTAACTTATATTGCCCAAATCCGTCAACGTAAATAAAATAATTCGGTAGTTCAGAATCAAATACAAACGGCAAATAGCTGCGTTTTTCCTTGTTGATGATATATACATTGAATTTATAAAAACATAGATACGCATAGACATTTACGAGCGAAGTAGATTGTAAATTAATAGACAAGTCTGCCAGAAGTTCTACCATGGCGGTTTTGGTAAATTTGTGGTTGACTTGTTTCAATAAGTTTGTGTTCGTTTTCAAATAGTCCATAATCTCTTGGTTTACTTCCATTTTCTTTACCCCATAGTTTCTATAGATTGCGTCGTATTCGCCCGAAGAGTACATTGCTACATACAAACACCAGAACAAAGAATCTTTTTGAGTAGGGGTAAATAGGTCAAATGATTGAATTGTTTCTGTTTTTGGAATAGGCTGGTTGTATACTTTGCTAATATTCTCGGTTTCTGGTGATTTTTGGTATGTATCTACGACTGGTCCTGCGTCTTTCTTAAAAACAAATGGGTGTAGTGTTTGTATCACATCTTTTACATTATTGTTTTTATGAAAACAATAAAATACGGAATTACCAATAGAAGTCATTGTTGCGTTGACGATTATACAGTGCTATATGATACTGCAATATTGTCTTTATCTTCTTTTTCATTAAGTAATGATTTTTTAAACTCTTCCTTTTGGTATTCTAAAGTGGCCAGATTGGTTAGTTTTTCTTTGGTATACTCAATATACGTTTTCATATCATTCAATACCTCGTCCGACAAATACGACATGTTTACAAAAACGCCACTTTTGTTTTCATTCAATTTACATAGACGCTTTGATAGCATCTTCAAAATTTCTATTTGGTCTTGTTTGTCCATTTCTTCTATACTATGCTTGATGCTCTCTAATTCGCTGGACGAATACATATTATCTGACGACATTCTTATTGATATCTACGCGGTAAAGTTTATATGGTTTTAATATCGTATATATATAAATTCATAGTAGTGCCAGCAATATACTTCCAATACCATATTCATTGAACCATGTTGATTATGCATGTTTTCAGGAGATTTACCAAATATGTAATACTTATAATGGTATTCTACCGAGTCGTCAAATATTTGTATACGCAAATCTAACGTGTCATTGTCTATATTATTTTCGGCGCGTTCGTGCGATGTCAACCGATTTGGTAATATACATCTTTGTGTTCCGTCCGGGGAAACGCCTGAAAGAATATTATAAACAGTCTCCATCGTCTCGGGTATTGTTACCTTATTATATATATGAAAACTTCTACGCACTTCAATATCATCTACATACGATATGATGTGTCGCCATAATTCGTTTGGTATATACTTAACCATTTACAATAAAAAAATATTTTTCATAATACAAATATTTTTCTCTTTCTCTCATTTACTATCTCTCATTTACTAACTCTCCCATACAAACTATATACGGGTCATTCAGTTCAAACCGCGTGCCGATAACACGAACCAGTATCTTCTGGTTCGCTTCAATATTATTGAACTTTTTATCGTTGTGAAAATGGTCTCTCGCAATAAATATATGAATAGGAATAGAACCTTCGTCGTCCACTACTTCACCATGAATACCCGCTTTGGTAATTGTCTTTGTTGAGCACTCGGTGATCATCCCCTCTACAGGATGACAAACCATACATTCATATATGGTATCGAATATAATCTTTTCATTCTCTACAATTCCGCTTGTGTAACTTATAACACGAACCGAGTTCGGCTTGATAAACCCTTCTGGACTACATTTACCCTGAATCGTTTTTGAGATAGACTTCTCTAAATTAGATTTGATGTTCTTTCCAATTTGGTTCATATTCAGCGAAATCTTTTTTGTAAGCACAGACTTTGTATATACATCTTTGCGTAGTTTGCGATCTTGAGGTTGTTTGGTTTCCATAACTAATATAAGAGTAGAAAACTTTTGTGTATACATTGTTTGTGTCAAATTATCTAATTCAATTTTATAGTTTATCTTTTTATTCCAATCAAATTGTTAATAATTGCTTCTTCTTTGCTGAAAAACCATTTCTTACCGCTGTCATTTGTTTTCTCCATGTGTCGTAACAATATCTCCATAAGAGCGCATAATCCTGTTCTGTAAACGCCATTTGATTTTTTGGTCACTATCTTTTTGTTATTTTTCACTTCTTCCACTTCTATTGTTTGTGAGATATTTTTGTCGTTGTACACATTCTTTGATAAGATGGAATTCAGACGTTTTATAATATCAGGCTTGCCTTTTGTTTCACAGAATATACCGACCGAATTTTTCTTCTCAGACAAATCTTTCATTTTGAAATCAACATTGTCGTTTTTGGATAAATACATAAACCCGACGGTTTGGTTGTATGTGGTCTTTGGTCGGATAAATCTTTTTATTATACTTGTTTTATAGTCATCTACATCCATTTCTTCCACTTGCTTCCACACACTCTTGTTTAGTTTGTCTTGTTCGTATATAACATAACTAGTAGTATCGCCGAACGTCGTATACAGGAGAATGCCATTCTTGTCGTCGGTGGAAGTAACCGTTTTCTCGTCAAAATATTGTTTTATATATTTTGTCATTTCGGATGGTTCATCTGCGTTTGTTGGCAATTCATTGTATATATGTTGCATCAAGACGAGTCTATCCTTCAATATCATCGTGTCTAAATTGTGATAGACCAAGTATTCAATATATTCGTCTTTTGTGATGTTGTGATTTTTCATCATCATACTCATTACATTTCCAGCATGTTTATACCAATTACGAGAACCGTGTGCTAATAACTTATCTTTCGCATTTATACATGTTTCTATGTTCTCAACAACGCCATTTATAACATTGTTGAAGGATTCTACGTTTTCTAATTCGTTATCCACCATCGTAATTTTTGTTTGACGCTTCGCTGGGACCTCTATTTTCACACTGGAACGTTTATAATCTACCGGAATACTTCTCTCGTATATACTTGCGTGCTCGTCATTCATCTCAATGGGTTGAAAAGCATATACATCGCCATTGTTAACTAAATATCCTCTTCGTCCATATTTATCAATAAGGTAGTCGTGTTTGTTTTGTATGAAGCGCGTCAAAGCGAAGTCTATTTCTTCAATCGGATATTGTTTGCGAATATTCGTCGCATGAATTAATGTCTCGCGCGTATAAAATGTTTCTTCTTTGAAAAGTTCTCGTATGCGTTTTACAATTTCATTGTAATTCATTTTGATAAAATCATTATTATAGGTTGTGTCAATTATATTTACATTGTCAATATCAATGTTAGGAGAACATGTGTATTCGCAATTATCTAAATAATCACACATACTCGTAAATGGTTTGTCGCCTATTTGGAAATCTACTTCGTGTCCACTTGATGTATTGATAGTGACTTCTTTGTTCTCGGTTATCGCCATTAATTTCTCAACTGTGAAATTGCTTTGTCCAATATTAAGCAAACAATCCACCGATTGCTCTTTTAACATACGTGTAATCTCGCCGATTCGTTTGGCTTTCTTTTCAGCAAACCGATACACATACATGTCTGCGGTTTCATGTTCTTCAATCGGTGCTGTGCTATGATAATATATTTCTACATTTCTCTCCTCAAATGGCAACTTACAATGGCTTAAATTACGAACTGCTCTACCTACAATCTGCTCTGTGCGATTCATATTATACCACGGTTCCATCAAGTGAACTTGACGAACGTTTTTAAAGTCCAATCCTTCAGCGGCAGCACGGGTAATCAAGATGACTTTCACCAATTCTCCATTCTTGTTGTCTTCGTTGGTCACATATTTCAAATCGTCCAGATTGTTAGGCGAGAAGTGTTTGTCTCCGGTAATCATCACATATCTAGCCGGTCGGAATGTCTCGCCATCAAAGTTATTTTTGGTGACCATATCTATACTATCTAATGGTTCAATCGCAGGTTCACGCTTCGCTAGCAACGATTTTGTATACGGTGCACTTCCGTAGCGAGAGAACCCCATCTCCTCCAAAGCAAGTGCCATCGGAACAACACCTCCGTCAATATAATGAGAATATACGATAATGATGCCCTTTGACTTGACTATTTTGTTTGCAATATTTGACATTTTGTGACTATATTTATAAAGATTATCAGGATGAAACACGCGTCCATAATCTTGTAATATTTCTGATTTATAGTCAAAATTGTAACGCAACATGTAGTCTTTTTGTGCAGTTTGATGGTCCATGATTTCGCTTAGCCCAGACTTTCCAATATAACTTTTCACCAAGCTTTCAGACACCGTGGATGTGTCGTCTAACGACAAATTATCCAGTTCTCGGTTTGGATAGACAATATTCAATGATTCTAGCAACTGCTGTAGAAAAGTATACCCGAACTTTTCCATGTTCTCAAAACTCGGGAAAGTATCGTTATCTGTAGATGTTCCCGATTTCTGCTTCAAATACGTCATGATTGCCAAATATCCTTTCTCTTGATAAGGATCCATCTTGTTAATGTATACAGGTAGGTTCTCTATTTTGTTGTCTATTTCCTTCCCGTTTAGTTGATACTGGGGATATTCTATTTCTTTGAGTGTATTGCCTGCTTCAAATTGGTCCGGATATACACGATACGGGAATGTGTATGGGTTCTCGCCTCTTACATATGAAACATATCCTGTGAGTTTACGCTGTAACAGTGTTCTTCCTCCTTCTCTTGTATCATCGCCTTCTATAAAATTTCCTTCTTGGTCAAAAATTTCATTCTCCTTCACAGTGCTTCGTTTATCTACCATATTTAACAAATTCACTGTCCATACAATCTCTTTATAACTGTTATACATCGGGGTTCCAGAAAGCAGCAACAATCGGATGTTCTCCGCATGTTGTATCACTTCCATCAATAAGGTAGCAGTCTTCTTTTTTTCCTTGTTATCGTCTGATATCCGAATGTTGTGAAATTCGTCAATAATAAACATATGATTGTTAAAGTGCTTGCGTATTTTTTGAATTTTCTTCTGTTTTAACAATTCATTGTTATCCTGTGTTGAGCTAGACGACTCCAGTCGCCTTTGGATGTAGTTACCAAGTTCTCCATATCCAATAAAACGGTAATGTTCATTAATGAGGGTATTCATTTGTGATACAATTTTATCCTTTGGAATATTTTTCATAGCAGTTGGATTTATCTCTTTCAATAACTCATTTCCGATACACGTATGCAGATTCCATTGGTCGCCAATCTTGACTAGTTTTCGTTCATCAAATAGTTGCATACGGAAATTGCTTTGAACATTGGGCGAAGCTACAACGAATATTTTTTGTTCCAATCCAATTTGTTTCATATAATTACGCATTTCTTCGGCAACACCAATCGCACTACATGTTTTACCTGTTCCGAGACCATGATATAACAATAGAGCGTTATACGGTGTTTGAAAAGACAAAAAGTTTTTCACAAACATCTGATGAGGCATCAAAGCAAACTCCTGGTCACACATTTTTTCGGCTTGTTCCTTGATATTTTTGATTGTTCCGTCATACCGGATAGAATTGAATTCCTTTCTAGATGCGATTTTTGCGTTGAAATCGGAATCGTCTAGATTGGGGTATAAAAACTGATAATCATCTTCAGTAGAGGGGGTTTCGCGCATAATTCGTTCATTTTGTTTATTTGTTTTATTGTAATCAATTGTATTTACGTCACCT